TTGGAACATTTCTCTTAGTGCGCCATAGTCAGGCTGTTGTGGCTCAGGGCTAACGGACTGGGCGCCAGGCTGCTTAGCAGGCATTTGCATAGGCATTCCAGATTGCTGCTGGGGCGCCATTTCAGGTTCTGGGGCGCCACCTAAAAGCATTCGTGTCCAGGCAGCATCTTGCGCGGCTTTTTGCCCTTGCGCGCCCCACAACTGCTCTTGCATCCTTTGGTGCGCTGCATTTTGTGCCATTTGCTGCTTTTGGAGCTCTAACTCTTGCGGTTTAAACCTCTGCCCCATTAGCTGAGTAAGCAGGGGGTCAAGCTGAGGCGATATAGCCCCTGCTTCGCCTGGTCTGTATAAAGGTATATTAAGTGCCATTATGATCCCCACATTCCGCGGCCCATTGCGCCAGTGCCCATCCCGCCAGTTAAATAGTTAAGACCAAGTTTGCCTACAGTTGATGCAATATCACCGAACCTTTGGCTTTCAGCTTGATTGCCAGCTATCCCAAGTCTGGCCATGTCTTGCGCCCCCTGGATATCTTGCTGCCCCATCTGTCCGGCTGTTTGCGCCCCTGTGCTAAATAAGTCCTTCCCTATTCCTAGCCCTGTCATGTATTTTTTCATTAAGTCATCAAGATATTGCGACCTGTCTCGATTCATTATGTTATGTGCGCCCGATTGAATTCCTTGCATTGCAGGAGTTGACCCCATCAAACCCATTGAGCTGGCAGCTCCCATCCCTTGCTCAGTGGCTTGGGCTATATCTTGTTGCGCCATAGGTGAGGTTTCATAGCTTTTCATCCACTCGGCTTGTAAGTCTTGGGGGTTCATTAGTTTGCGCATTTGCTCAGACATCATGCCGCCCGCATCGGAGCCAGGCTGCATAAATGGTTGCTGTACTTGTTGTGCCTGATCGTATCCTTGCCGAACAGTGCCAGCAGCATTTTGGTAAGCTTTACCAGGGTGTAGCCAATTGCTTAACATACTCATTATTTTATCCTCCAAGCGCAGTTACACGTGCGTCTAAGTCGTTTAATTCTGTTTCTGCTTGTTGTATTGCAGTATTTAAAGAATCAACCATGGTTAATAACCATCTTTCCAGATCTGGATCTAAAATACTATCTTTGTAAATCGGAACGTTGTTAATTCTTTCTAAGTTCACAGCCATTAATTTGCTCCTCCAGATGCACGTCTAACAGATTGTACGCCACCCAAAATAACAATAGGAGTGGGGCTAACGCATACTAATTTATAGCAACGATTGCGACTAGGTCCAAGTTGATACCATCTCATACGCCAACTATAAATACCAAGTTGACTAAACTCCCTAATGTCAGCGCTATTAAACGTAACACCCCCGTCATCACTCCAATAAAGCTCAATATGTGGCTTAAAAAGTATATTATAATGACCTGAACCCAAGGTTGGAGTGTTAGAATCCTCAGTGATAACAAACTCGCCGCCTTCCGTAACCACGTAAACATCGCCCTCAGGCTCGGGAACTTCGTCAATAATAAATTCAGCATTAGCAAATGGTGCCTTACTTCTTCTTGATGATTCGCCAAAGACAAAATCTATCTCGATATAATCAGTAATGAACTCCGAATAATCAGCCTGCGAATAAATTTGCGTAACCGCTTCATAACGCATTGGATAAGCAATGAAAGCGTCCGTGGCTTGCGGGTCGCTCTGCTCTTTGTTTCGCAATTCGTTGTCGTATATGTCTCCTGACATTTCATAAATAGTTCCCTCCCCACTTACTGTTACTAAATGCTTGTTATTAAAAAATGTATGTTTTTTAATACGTGAGCGCTCGCCGTTAACCTCAATGCATCGATGCCATGTGCCAGTATTAAAATTAAACTCCAGGCTATTTGCAGAGTCTGTCAAATCTAACTCGCCATAGTCCAGAAAATTGCCGGCAGATACTCGGTAAAAAATAGTATTTTCGTACTGATACATAAACCCATTTGTTTTCATCGACAAAAACGGGCTTAAGCCTTCCCTGTTATTTGCAGTGCTTTGAATTAAAGTATTAATTGCCTGTGTAGATATTAGCTTCGGTGCGCCGCCATCAGAGGTCATAAAAGCAACCAAGCCATTGCGGTTCTTGCCAAGCCAGGTCATGCGTCCAAAATCTACATCAAGGGATAATGGATCTGCCATACCATAATCAAAGTTATAACTAGTGTTTAATTTAAATGGGAAAGTAGTTTGTGCTGCGCCAGTGTCAAAAACACTTGGTATATTCATCCATATATCGCACCCGAAATCCGTGAATATGTATAACTGGTTATGTAAAGTGGTTATCTGGCGTACTTTGCCCGACGCAAAGTTAAATAATGCCGATCCGGAAAATGTAAAACATGTGTTTGGATTAAACGAATCGCCATCGAGATTTATTCGTGACAAGAACCATTGCCCGCTATTATCATTTGACACTACAAATCTATTGCCAAATGCTGCGACAAATTTAGGGGCTTGTGGTGCATTTGGATCTGTAATCTTAACCAAGTTCCCCACCTGCTCATCAATAACAAACATAGCACCAGCAGCATTATCGACAATCATAACAAAAACTTTATCAGCAAATACCAAAAAGCCTGAGTAAATCTCGCCAGTAGAGCGGTTAAAATCTGTATTCGTTAAAGCTCTAGTATTAAAGTTGCTATCAACTTGGTAAATAACAGAGCCAATAACCGTATAAGCAAAATCAATACTTTTAAATATTGCCCGTGGCTCATTAGAAAACATTAGCTTATTTAAATTACTGACTCTTACATGCTGTCTACCCATGGCAGGATACATGCTAACTTTTCGCTTGCCAGAATCACTGGCAACCTGATAAAAATTAGCGCAATCTTCTGGAGAAAACTGTTTAAATCTTTGCGTGTCATACGACGTAACAATGGGCAATTGCTCAACTGGCATCTTTAAACTCCGCTAATCACACGCCATTTAGCTGCCGGCGTCGTGTTTGTGTCGTCAGAAACAACACTTAAATTTATGGGGCTTGCTGCGATCATCTCGCTTCGAGCCTCTTTTAATCGCTGCTCAAGCTTAGGTGTCCATGCTTCCGAGCGCCCTTTGTAATCAGCAAGGTCGCTAGACAAAGCTAGCTTTAAAAACCGCTTATAATACTTTGGCAAGGTGTCCATTGTGTCGTTGGAATTAAACTCTGACACTTCAAATTTGGCACGGATAAACAATTTGAATTCTTGAGAAGGAGCAGGAAAAACCCGCAAATAAGAGATGTCTGTTTCCTGCCTAATAACAACATATCGCGGCAGACCTTCAAGTGGGTTATATTTCCACGATTCATTAAATTCTGACACACTTATAGGAATTAGTGGATATGTCACACCTTCTAAAATCAGCCATGACTCTAATAGCTGCGACAATCTTCCCTCAGTAATGTCTGGCAATGGTAGAAAGTCAGGGGAGCCAATAGAAAGCTCACCATCGCCCTGCGTAATCACATGCTCAATAGTGCGAGCTACTGTTAGCATTTCACCAGTAGCGCTATAGTATTCTAAAAGTTCGTTTAAGAACTGGATACCTTTGGATAGGTCATTGCCTTGAAGTGGAACAGTAGGGCTACTTGCGCTAATTAACTGATAAGCATCATTTACGAACCCGCGTACGTCTTGGCTTGGCATTTTTCACCTCTTTTTTCATTGGCTCATCAAACCATAAACCGGTAGCAATCAATTCCACGTAATGTTCGTAACTATTTGCTACAGTGCTAACATCATCCCCGTACACGAATGCGCGAAAATGCTTTTTGTCAACCCAGTTGCCACGATAAAGGAATTGCCCCTCGTGTTCAGAGGGGCTTTTGTCTTTAAGAGCGGACACGAACTGCGAACTCAGGGTTAATAGCAACGCCGCCAAGCATATCTAATCTATCTAGCTGCTTATAGTTATAAATGTCAGCACCCAATGTATGAGTAATTGCCATTTTATATTTTTCACTGTAAGAAGTAGTAGCTTCAACGCCGCCCACAAGCTCTTTAATAGCTGGAGCTGCAAACACAATAGCTTGTTTGTGGAATGCAATGGAGACATTGTGATCTTTAGCCAGCAACACTTGAGCGCCAGCTGGGATAGTCGCGCTAATGTTACGACGAGCACCACTCACGATTATCTCTGTTACTACCGGAACAGTAGCAACGCCAGCGCCATCTGATGTTACATCAGCAGCTACAGAAAATTGCGCACGTTGCTGTAAATTAGAGTCTTGTATTAATGGATTAACCATGAATACGCCAGCAGCGTCATCAATCTCAATGCTGTCGCCTTCTCTAAATACTATTTCGTTGGCTACTAATCCAGATAGCTCCAAAGTATTACCACTGGAAACAGGATTAACAACTATGCCACCCAGCTTAAAGCCAGTTGGAGGAGAGCCGCCATCTTCACCAGCGCCAGCTATTTGACGTTGCAAGAAGTTAGTTTTAAAGAAGTCAAAGCCAGATAAGTGACCGATGAAGCCATCTAGCAATGCACCGCGGTTTACTGTCATATTAAAGACGTTTTTCAGGTTGTCAGATAGTGCAGCAGATACAAATGGATCGTTAGCAAAATATCTGTCGCCATCTTCCGGGATAGCCAAAGCGCTCATATACGCGTCAGTATCAGCAACAGTCCTAAAGTCAATAGGAACCCCAGGAGTACCAGTGGCCTGGCCTACTTTATTTTGCAAATGTTCGGTTGCAATAAACTTTTCAACGTCATTTGCCATAGTTTTAGCACGAGGATTAAGCATCTCGTCCAGATAAGGAGCGTCAGTTACTCTGTCAAACGTTAATTCCATACCAGAAAATGACACCATGGTGTGAAATTGAGTATCAATAGTTAAAGGATTAATAGTTTGGATTCGAGCTTGCGGGCTAGCGGTTGCGCCACGCTTCGAAAGATATCTTTCTTCTTTTCGATAGTTTAGAGTTTGACCTGTTGCAAAACGTAAGTCTTTGAACTCGCCTTCTAGTTTTCTGTAGGCGACTTTAGCAAAGTTTAAATAGTTGACAAAGCGGACTAGCCACTCATCCAAGATATAATCAGTTGATTTTAAATTATTAGCTGGCATCGTATTTTCTCCCAACAATGCATGATTAATTGCCCGATATGGGCGCCTATTCTTTACATTGCTGGGCGGTCAGCTATTTTACACGCCGATTTTATTCTGGTGACGGGATCCAGTTGCTTCACTCATCAGCTGCAATATTAGACTATTTGTGTGCTTATAGTCAACTCCGGCGCAGCCTCTTTTCAGCATAATCTGCAATCCTGTCATCAACGCTACGAGGAGAATTGCGAGGAAGTGCATCACCATGAGTTTTGCTAGATGGTTTTGGCGCCTTGCTCTTTGCGGTTCTATCTTTTTTCATGCGCTCATCAAGTCTGCCTATTTCTGCCATTTTGGCGTAAGGGTCGTTTATCTGCGAAATTCGCTGCAACTCTGCTGGTTGTTTTTTAGATGCTGCATAGATAAAAGCAGCGGGGTCTTTCATGCCGCGAGTTGCAATCAACATAGTGTCGTCAATCGGCGCAGTAGCTACAACATCACGAAAGTCGCTATATCGACTCATGCCATCATTAAACTTGCTTTCAAATTCTGTCTGTTTTTGCTGTTCTGCTTGTTTCCACTGCTGCTCTTGCTGCCGCTGCTCGCGCTTGCTTGCCCAGCCATCCATGAATTGCTCAAGCTGCTGCTCCCATGACTCGCTGCTAGATGCATCATATTCAAATTGCTTAGCTTGCGGTTGTTGTGGCTCTTGCTGTTGCGCATTCTGCCCGCGACTTAATCTGTCGCGAATCATAGCCTGAACTTGAGCCTCAGTGTAAGTCTTCTCTTGCTTGGGTACTTCGTTGCCGTACTCGTCTGTGCCGTCGCCAGTTGAATCATCAGCATCAGACGTTTCACGTGGAACATTTTCTTCTTCTGGGGTTTCTGGTTCGGGAGCTTCTGGCTCTGGAGCCTCTGTTTTTGTCTCTGGAGCTGGCGTTGATTCTGGAGCTGGGCTTAAACGCTCATCAATCTTGCTATCTATATCATTCATAGTAGTACATCCTTACTGGTTGTGTGGAGGCAGGTGAGTTAATATATCCGTCATGTTACGAGCATGAGATATATTAGCGTCAGTATTAGTACGATGCATTTCAGCTTGATAGCGTAGTTGCGTTTCTTCAAGCTCAGCGGCGGCTCCAAGTCTTTCATTTTCTAGCTGTTGCCATTTCTGTGCTATTTCAGCTTGGCCTTTTTCTCTATCTGCCTGCAACTTCTGTTGCTTAAGCTGTAAATCTTGCATCTTAATTTGCAATTCTTGCTGTTTAATCTGCATTTGAGCTTGCATCGCCTGCTCCTCGGGACTTGGCTCATTTTCACCTCCCTGTGGCGGGAGTGATTGACCGGTCTTGCTGGCTTCCAGAATCTCTGGCGGCACCAATGTTCTCAGGCGATTGCGTAAATTAATGTTGTTTTTCAGCGGCAAGTTTTCAGCATATAAATCAGCAATCATATTAAATAATTGGGGATTTGCTTGCAGCACCATTTGCAATGACTCTAGCGCTTGCTGACGCTGGGCATCGCTAGATGGTCCGGGAAGCAGTCTTATTTTGTAATCACCAGCTTTCA